CAAACGGCCCCGTTAGATCTGTAATGAATCGGGCGGCCTTATCGGCGGCTTGTGTAGCGTCCCAGATAATGCGCTCCCCGTCGGCATTCTGCACAGCGTTTAAAAGGGGCTGCATCCATCCTAGAATATAGGCCCCGTGATTAGACTCTGCACCTTCGTTTTCTAGCGGGGTGTGATCAATACCGAAGTCACTAACTAGGATACAGGCCCCAATTTCGGCCACAAGTTCCTCCGCTGCATAGCCTTTCTTTTCCATTGTTAACCGGCGATGATAAAAACCCTTTTCGCATTTCTTACAACCGGAACCGGTGCAGGCCCCTAACCGGTCCGGGGAGCCGGTCCAGTGAATAAACTCATGCGCCATAGTGGAAGCGTAAGTGCTAAGGCTTTTAAACATATCGGCGGGCGGTACGTTCACGGTATCGGTTGCCGGGGTGTAATAAGCGCCGGTGCTGCCTTCGGTAAACGTGGCGCCAGTCTTAAGAAAATGCTCTTTTACTTCCGGGGCCTTAGGTGGTTCGCTTATCTCTCCCGGCATGTAGTCGGGATGGAAATCGAAATCGGTCCCCGGTTCGATTGGTCGAGCTTCCCCGCCGGTAGGGGTTATCTCTACTTGCCAGTATCCGAAAACCGAGAAGTTTTGACCGGTCCAGATTAGGCGAGCGTCATGGCCGCAAGCCGCCGTTATTTCAGCGCGAGTTTTCTTGAAGCCCCGGCAACCTTGAGCGCAAACATAGGACTGCTTCCAGTGGATACCCTGCCACGCCGATTCGCCTTTTTTAACCGATACAACTACGCCGGGTTTTGTAACTTCCCCGTCCTTATTTTTGACTTCCGTGGTGAGCTTGCGCCAGTTATTAAAAGTCCCATAGCAAGCGTGGTCTTTCTCAAACGCTGCGAACATTAAAAGCGCTGCGTTTCCACCCCGGTAGCCGCTCCCCGTGAAAGGGTTATGCGGGGCTTGTGAGCCTCTTCTAGTCCACGGTTTCGCCCAATCCCCTAGAATCTTAGGATCTTTAATAATCTGGCGCTCCCCGTTCTCGTCAACCTCAGAGATACGATCGAGGAACATTTCAGCTAACCGACTAGCGGTCTTGCTCACTGCTTCTTCGGTCTTGCTTTTCTTAGTAGTGGTTTTGGTAGCCATTTCGTAGGCCCCTTTCGTAGTGGATGTAATGCAGCTTACAGGATGTAATGCAAAACGCAACTATCTTTTAAAAAAACTTTTAAACCACTACAACAACCACAACCAAACCACCAACACAACACAACCCACATAAGTCTTGCTTCGTTCTCTTTGGTTTGTTGTATTTAGTATTAATAAACGTTTTCCACAACTAATTAAGCACAGGTTTCCCACATCCCTAGTTTTCTGTGGATAAGTCTATTACCGAGCGGTAACTTAGAGGCACCCACCCACAAGATACCCACAACCTACCCACAACCTTTCCCTATGGATAACTCTGTGGATAACCTCGGAATGGGGTAAGTGCCTTGAGGGGGGTATATACATATTCTGTTTATCGGTTGTAGAGGGATTTTGGTTCAGTGGTGGTGTTGGGTTTGTGGTGGTTCTTGTTTTTTGTTGAGGTGTAATGTGGGGTCACGTTTCTAGTTTGGTGATGGGTGAGCACAGTTAGCCCTAGGGAGGGTCAGAGCTAACTGCTTTCTAGTTCGGAGCCTAGGGTTCGCTTTGTCAGTCAACAGGGTATTGTTCTGTTGAAAGGCCGGGTGGTGACTGTCCGATTGTTTGTGTGCTTTCCGGGCTTCCCTTGACAAGCACTCGGTTTCAGTCTCGGATTGTTTGTTGGACGGCAGGGATCATTGTTGGCCTTTACCGTCGGGGACTATATGCATCTGACGCTTTACTGGCCCTACTGTCGATCTGTTCGGGTCGAAGGTTTTTCACCTCGCAACCCTACTGTCGCCGGGGTCAGCGCCGTTCTTTCACGGTGTCGTGGTTTTCGTTACGTCACTATAACATAAAACGTTTTGTGGGCAACTAGCAGTCCATGTCTCTTTTAAGTTTCTCCCACACTGTCCATTGTTGTTCAGTCCAGTTGTGGTCGATTGTGTTGTATAGCTGGGAACATTGCGGGCCGTAACCGGTGTTATGTAATAATACGGTAGTATCTTTTTCTTCTCCGCCGTTAGGCCACCACATTAGTAAAGCACTTATAGCTGCGGCAAGAGCTACTCCAGCAGCAGATATAGCTTTCAAAATTTTTTTTATCGCTTCTGACCAAGCGTCCGCTCGTTCAGCGACTTCTTCTATAGTCATCACAAGATGATACCATCTGCTATCTTTTGAGGTCATGGCGAAGCTCACCCCTAACCAACGTAAGAAACTCCCAAAGTCGCAGTTTGCGTTACCTTCTCAACGCAAATATCCGATTAACGATAAAGCTCACGCTAGGAACGCTTTAGCTCGCGCAGCCCAGCACGCTTCCCCTTCACAGGAACGGCGTATTAAAACTGCGGTATACAAAAAATATCCATCATTAAAGAACAGGTAACCTTATGGCTTCCCGTAAAGAATGGCGTCGGTCGGACGCTTCAAAAGTCAATCAAGTCGATCAGGCTTGGCTTACTGTTAATAAAGCATTGCGGAAGCAACGCCGCAAGGTACGGGACCGCTGGTCTTAAGTGAAAATAGAGCGAACCGCACAAGACATTTTTGAAACCGAAGAAGAGATGGGTGAACGACCAAACTTAGATCCATTTACCGATGACACACCCATTGAATGTGATTTAGAAAACCCTGAGATTTGCGAATCTTGCCAATAGGTTAAGTAGTACCTTTACCAGAAATGGAAACTAATGAAACAAGATAAAAGTAGCGGACGAATCCCGCCAGCCGCTTCACCATCAAAACGTCGCCAAGGCTACAATGACCGTCTTGACGAGTCATTGGGAGCACGAGATCGTGGCCGCAAATCTTCTCAATCGTTTAAGTCTCGTCGTGCCGAATCCAAAGGCGCTCGGAAACCTAAAGGATCTTACGGTTTCGGGAAACGCTAACAAGGGGAACTTATGCCTTCGGGCAAAGCTACAAGTGTAGAAAAATGGACGCAGTATTTAGCGTTACGTCGTGCCGGGAACTCCATGTACGGCGCTGCCAAAGAATGCGACCTTTCATATCATTCCTGCCGTGACGCTGAAGCCGGTAAAGCTCCACGCAACTATCTGGCAGCCGAAGAAACATTGGGGGAACAACCAGCTATAGGGGTTCCCTCTTACGATGATCTTTGCCCTGAAGCGCAAGCCGCTTACGACAATATAGAAATTTTTGCTAAACGCTATTTCGGAATCATTTTGCAACCGTGGCAGGTAGAAGCCACCGAACGCATCATGGGGTTAATGGAAACAGAGTACGAAGAATACGCTGTTATCAACGCCCCACCCGGTTCCGGTAAATCAACGTTCTTTGCTAAAGTTCTTCCAGCGTGGGCGACGGTAAGAAACCGGGCTATCCGAGGAATGATCGGATCAGCTTCGCAACGTCTAGCCGAATGGTATTCTCGTCGGCTACGATCAGAGTTCGATAGGGCGCATCCAGTCAGAGCCGAACTTAACGATGTTCGTTTAGGTTTAGCTGTAGACGCCGAAGCTACCCTTCAACAAGACTTCGGAATGTTTAAGCCAGACTCGTCAGAGATTTGGCGATCTGAAGCGTTTACGGTACTACAACAAGACGACCAACCTCTTTCCCAGAAAGAGCCAACGTGGTCTGCTTTCGGAATGGACTCCGGTTTCCTCGGAGGTCGTTTCGATCTAGTCATATGGGACGACGTATATGACCCTCGTAAGATGCGGTCCGCAGAGTCTCGTGAAGATATGCGCCGCTGGTGGGATGAGGTAGCCGAAACCCGGTTAGAGCCGGGAGGGTTACTGATCCTTCAAGGGCAACGCATGTCAGCAGACGACATTTACCGGTACGCCTTGGACAAGGTAGCACCACCCGACGAAATGGAATTAGAGGAGTTCGATCCAGAAGATGCACCAGACGAATGGCGAAAATACCATCATCTCAAATATCCGGTCCACCATGAAGAACTTTGTCAAGGCGATCACAAACCTGACGCCGCACCGTGGCCCGAAGGGTGCCTACTTTACCCTCGGCGGCTCCCGTGGCGACGACTTAGACACATTAAAGCTCAAACTCCAGACAGGTTCGAGGTCCTCTACCAACAATCGGACATAAATCCCGCTAGCGTTCTCGTTGACCCTTTATGGGTAAGTGGCGGCCTTGGATCGGACGGCGTGGATTACGTCGGCTGTTGGGACAACGACCGGGATCTTTGGGAAATACCAAGAGGTGTTTCAGGCGACCTGTTCGTTGTGGCGACAGCAGATCCTTCGCCGTCGCAGTATTGGGCGTTGCAATGTTGGGCGTTTAACCCTGAAACCCAGTTCCGCTACTTGCTGGAATCGTATCGGCGTAAGATGGATGCACCATCGTTCCTTGACTGGAACCATGCCGACCAAACCTTCACTGGCATAGCTGAAGATTGGTGGCAGATAACAAACGACATGGGTCGCCCCATCACCCACTGGATCATCGAAGCAAATGCCGCTCAAAAATTTATTCTCCAATACGATCATTTCAAACGTTGGGCGGCGATGCGTGGAGTGGAGCTTGTTCCGCATTACACGCACTCCCGAAACAAGGGAGATCCCAAGTACGGAGTGCAGATGCTTGCTCCGTTATGGCGCGTTGGCCGAGTGCGTTTGCCCGGAAAACAACGGACAGAAGCCCGACCGCATTCCCTTCTTTTAGTGAACGAAGTGACTCGTTGGAACGCTGAAGGGACTGGTGCCCGCACCGATGACTGTGTTATGGCACAATGGTTTCTGGAACACAATTTAGAAAAGTTATATATACCATCCACCGATGGGAGCAAACAGTGGCGACCGTCATGGATTTCAGGGCAAGATATAGAAGGGGACCATGCTTATACGAGGTTGTTTAGGTGAAATCAGTTGATGAGATAGTCGCCATATATGGAGCAAGGTCACAAGCGACCGACCAAATAAAAAGTCGGATGCGTACTTTGCGTGATTACTATAACGGCGATGTAATTGTTCCGCTACCCGAACTTAATTCAGATGAGCAGTCTGCGGTAGCTAACTTGCTAGCCCAAGGACTTGACCAGACCGCTATGCGGATTGCGTCTACCCGTCCTGACATTTACTGTCCCCCACTTGATCCGGCTCGGAAACGGTCCAGAGATAACTCCGACATTAAACGCAAAGCGTTGTTCGGTTGGTGGGAAAACAGTCGCATGGATTTGCAAATGGCGAAACGTGCGAGATACCTGATTGGGTATTCCAACACAGTTACCCAGCTTCGTTGGAACGAAACTACAGGATGCCCGGAATGGCATCTTCGTGATCCGCTTACTGCTTACCCTGCGACACTTATGGGTGTAGACGATATGCGTCCCCGTGATTGCATCTTCGGATACGAACGACCACTCGGCTGGTTGCATAACAACTATCCCGAGGTTGGTCGCATTTTCCAATCCGACAGTGACGCCGGACCAGACACCGCTATCGAACTTATCGAATATGTCGGTGATGACGAGACAGTTCTTATCGCAATGCGAGGCCCAGTTAATACTGGTTTGTTCGCTACCTCTGCATACGGGGCCGATGACAACCTTGTTGTCGAACTTGAAAGAGTACCGAACCGGTTGGGTCAAACACCTGTAGTGATAGCGCAGCGCATATCACTCGATTCAGCGCAAGGGCAATTCGACGGGATTCTGGGTATGTACCAGATGCAAGCCCGTTTGATGGCGTTGGAAGTTATTGCGGTACAGAAAGGGGTGTTCCCCGATACTTGGCTTGTAGGTCGAGCCGGGGAAACCCCACAAATCGTGAACCCTGCGGATGGACTCACCGGTGAAGTTGGTGTGATCCGTGGCGGCGACTTGCGTGACATGCAGATGCAACCCGGCTACATGACCAACCCTGCGATTGACAGGTTGGAACGAGCGCAACGTTTAACCGCTGGCATCCCAGCAGAGTTCGGTGGGGAGTCCCCCACAAATATCCGTACTGGACGGCGAGGCGACGCAGTTCTTTCTGCCGCTGTTGATTTCCCGGTACAAGAAGCGCAACGCATCATGGCTCGGTCATTGCAAGAAGAAAACAAACTTGCGATTGATATGTCCAAAAAGTATGGCGGCAACAAGGGTCGCACGTTCTATGTCACAACTAAGAACGCTAAAGGCCCAGTCGAATACACCCCTAACGTTAACTTTGACTCTAGCGAAAACGTTGTTACTTACTCCCAAGCAGGAGCAGATCTCAACAACCTTGTCATAGGGGGAGGACAACGAGTCGGTATGGGCACCATGTCGAAACGTTCGTTTATGTCCATTGATCCTTTGGTGGATGACCCAGAATTTGAACACGACTCTGTTATCGCTGAACAGTTAGAAGAAGCGTTACTTAACTCTATACAGCAGCAAGCAGTAGAAGGAGCGATCCCTCCTGCCGACTTAGCACGCATAATGGAACTCGTCGCCAACAACCAGTTGGAATTACCTAAAGCGGTAGAACGAGTCCAGAAAGAAGCACAAGAACGTCAAGCGAAACAAGTTGACGCTGCTGCTCCTGAAGCCCAACCCGGACTAGCGATGCCGGGGATGGGTGCTGAAGGCAGATCGGTTGCTGCTCCTCCGGGTGACGCAGGCGGCGAACTCGGTGCTTTGCTTGGAGCTTTGTAATGCCACGTAAAGGCAAAGGCTCAAAAGTTATGCGACCAATGCGATTAGAAAAAGATGCTACGGATTGCGCTATTTGCGGTTATCCGAAACAATGGAAAGTTCATAATCATGGCTGAACCCGGTTACACCGGTCAAGCGTACGGTCAAGCTAAAGCGCAAGAAGAAGCGTTATCGACTGTGCCAATGGAAGAAGCAATAAGCCCTATGGCTCCGGCACCTGTAAGCCCCGGCGGCTTTGGGAATTTGATGCGTCCAACGCAACTTCCTTCTCAACCAATTACCGCAGAAGCAGACGTGCAACCAGTAGCGACTATCCCACAGAAAAGCGTGAACGTAGCTCGCATCATGTCATCAATGCTGCAACTCGCATCGTCACCACTGGCTTCACCTTCCACTCGCCGTGTTGTGCGAGCTATGCAGCAGCTAGTCCCCACAGAGGAGTAGGCGATGGGGTGGGGCTTCATAGAAAAAATTGGTAAAGGAATTTTTCAAACTACCGCAAAGTCGGTTGAGTTTGTTACCGATATCTTTCAAGAAGGTTTAACCGACGAGGACGAATTTGAAGGTGACGGCGTAGCCGACACTATTTGGGGTTCATGGAACGACAACATCCTTGGCAAAGGTGGCGCTATGGAAGGCGCTATCGGACCTGAAGGTGTAGGCGGCACAATTATTGGCGCTATCCCCGAAGAACAACGCAAACAAATTAAAAGCGTCATCACCCCAGTATTCGACACAATGGATTACCTCTACCAAAACATTGTGGACGACCCATTAAGCGCAGCAGTCACCGTGTTCGACGGAGCATTATCTTCCGGTGGTGAAGGCTGGGACACAATCTTTGATCTTGACACATGGAAACGAGCTTTCGACATTGCTGAAACTCGTAGCCTTGGACAAGCTGTAGCGTTAGCTGCGTTAACAGGAAACCCTTACGACGACGCAGAAGTTTTAGAAGCTAGACAATCAGGGCTGTTTAACCTGTTCTCAGGTAGCATTGACCTGTTCGCTAACGTCGCCCTTGACCCGTTGGGGTGGGCTGGCAAACCAGCACTTTTAGCAGCTAAGTATGCACGTAGTGGACGTTTTGTTGACGCTGCTGACGCTGGCAGAAGTTTCCGCAATCCTCTGAATTTAGCTACCGGGGCAGATGAGTTTGTTAAAACTCGTCGCTTTAAACGGTTTGAAGAACGCCTTGACAAAATGGCTAACGGTATTGACGAAGGGTTAGCAGAACGTTTGCAAGGCCGGGAGTCTCTTGACCTTAAAGATTTTAGCCGAGTTGATGAACTTGCTGGGCAAGTTTATAAAGAGTTCAAAAACTTGCCGGGAATGAACCAAGAGTTAGCGTATTCGCTTTCTCGTTACAGTGGGGAAAGCCGAAGCCTTGTTGCCCGGTTAGCTATGGGTGACGCTAAAGCCATGCAAACTATTGAAGATGGCGCAGGGGCATGGGCGAACGCCATACAAAAAATTAACCCTGAAACAAACACAAGTAATATTGGCGAACTTAATAAGCTCTACGACGAGCTAGACCAACTACGCAACAGTGACTTAGATGAAATTGGAATTTTTGATAAAGAAACTCAGATTGCTTTTTTAGAAAACGAGATTCGTGTTGCAGTAAACAAAGTACCGGCGCAGTTGCCATACATAGATGCACTTAACATTAAAGAACTTGAACTTCGTAAGTTAGCGAAATTTGCTGACGAACCGATGGACGCAACAGCAGCAAACGCTCGTTTAGATGCTCTCAACCAAAACCCTAATCTTGTTACCGCAGCGGCAGATCAACTGGTGCTACAAGTAACCGGCGGAAACGTAGGAAGTTTAGCTAAACCTTTAAGCATTTCGATGATAGGCAACCTTGGATATGGGGTGTCTACTTTTGTTGCTAACACTCCTTACCTTGGGAGAGCAACTTCGTTTGTGGGGCGAAAGCTCACTGTGTTTAGCGAACGGGTACCTCAAAATCTTATAAATTGGGATGACGCCGACCAATCGTTTAACCAGTTTGAACGAATGATTCGTGATGCTGAACGAGTTAAATACAAAGGCACTCGTCTTTTCGATCAAGCCAAAATTAACGGTGATGAGTTGTTAGGTAAATGGGCACGTCAAATATCTCAACAAGGTCGTAAAGAATTGTTTGACCAAACTGTTAGAGATCTCAACCAAGGCGTTGTAGATATTTACGGTGACAAAGTTTTGAAAGGTTTACCGGACGCAGAAAAAGCAGAGATGATCACATTTGCGTTGCGGAAAATGAAAGGGAATTTAGACGAAGCGCAAAAAACTTTGAACGCTCAATCAACTAAAGCTCGGATATACGGTAACGGTTCTTTAAGTTTTGATGTTGCTGAAGAAGGCGGCACGACTACAAGGCGTCACTTACAAAACTTTACTCCTCAACAACTAGCTCAATCTTCGTTAGTTCCTCGCTATGACCTTATTTCAAATCTTTACAAAAAAGATCCAATCCGTAACACTATAGGGAACACCCAAGACATTATGGGTGAACTTATGAGCGTGTGGAAAAAAGGTGTCCTTCTTCGACCAGCGTGGCCTATTAGAGTTTTGTCGGACGAACTTGCACGTTCCGCTGCGCTAATTGGCGGTATCGAAACTATGCGTGGCGCAATGGCCGGGTTCGGTAATTTGCGTGCTCAATGGTTTGCCCGTAACGGTGAAGATGTTATGGAACCAGTGTTGGCGCAAATGCGAGAAGCGCTAACAGAAAAAGGCATTGATGACGTTGATCTACTAGATAAAGGTCAACTGTATGAAGGTTATCTAAACGATGTAGTTGATGGTTCCCAAGATGCGGTAACAAAACTTGTTCGCAAAACTATTGGCAAAGAATACGGCACCCGTCGCACAGTAAAACGAGTAGGTGCTCTTTCAGGTGTAGGGATTTGGGCGATGGGACCAGCCGGTCTTGCTGCCGCAGGAATGTACGGGTTGTATGCCCGTAAATCTATGCAGAAATTGGCTGTTAGAGAAATCGGCCAAAACTTTGGGTACCAGTTACGGGACATAGCTAAGGTTCAACTTGGTGACGAGATAGAAGAACTTACTCGTCGGGGCGCTGACCCTACTGATACGTTAAGTCCGGCGGACGCTGCTACCCGAGTAGAAGATTTGAAGAAAGCTGCCGAGCTTTTAGAAATGCAATCTAAGACCCTTTTGGGTGGGCGTCGCATTCGCAACAGTCGTAGTCTTACCCCAGATCGCCGTCAACGAGAATCGTTGAAAAGGGAACGTCGTAATCTTGACCGTATTTACGGCAAAGTAGATGAAGCTGATCGTTCGGCTGCGTTAGTTAACTTTGACCGAGTTGGTCAGTTAATGAACGATGCTCGTGTTGGCGGCTACTACATGGGTGGCTATAAATTTGCCAACGAGTTTGGTGATAGGCCTTACGACGTTGACATGAACAAACGTGCGTTGACTGCTAATGCTTCTAACCGAGCAGTAGCGAACAGTATAAATCAGCAAAGTAAAGTTGCAGTTCAACAGAATTTGACGCAACGAACTCACATCAAATTTGAGAATTATGTAAACGATCCGAACTCACGAGTATTTAGCACAGGGTACGACGATACTGTCAACAAGCAATGGAAACCCAAAGGGGAAGAATGGGGTAACGAGTTCCAAGATTACACTCGTTTATTTTGGAAGGGGACTAGCGATGAAGGCATTGTGCGGTGGTTGCAAAGTGATAACGCTGCACGCCTGCGAGATGCAATGCCAGAACACATGGAAAGTGTTGACACTATCCGCCACTGGGTGGAAGGTACTCGAACCGAAATAGACAACATTCTTCCTACGGTTTCTGTAGGTGAAGTAGAAGATATTTTTGCTCCGGTACGAAACAAACTAGCTAGAGGTGAAGATATTTCTTGGAATCAAGACATTGTGCCTCTTATTAAAAAGCACACTCAATCAGACATTCCGCTTGGGGAACGAAGCGTCATGGGGGGCATAGAAGAAATACGAGGGATGGGCAACGAACGTTTCAACCAATTTGGTGAAATTCCTGCTTCTTCCGAAATTATTGACAGCATAGAAAGCGCCGGTGTTTTTAATAAAGCCAAAAAAGGCATTGACAACATCATGCAAGCATGGGGTACTGACACCGTAGATAACTTGTCTCGAAGCACCGTGTTTGCTGGCGTATACAGGCGAGAAGTTGCACGCCGAGCGCAGACATACCGCAACGCTGATGGCACGTACAGTTTAACTCCTGACCGTTTAAAAAGAATTGAAGATGCTGCTCGCCGTCAAGGAATAAAAGAAACCCGATCCCTTCTTTACGATCTCGCTGAACGAGGCCGCTTTGAAGAAATGGTTGGCACCATCATGCCGTTCTACGGGGCATGGCAAGAAGTAATAACTAACTGGGCTGGTTTAGCTGTCAAAAACCCTGTGTTTGTTGCCAGAGGAATCCGCTACTTCAAAGCTCTTGAAGGTGAGGACGAAGAAGGTAACAAACGTTTCATTTATCGACTGCCAGAAGGATTACTTGATTCAGAAATCCTTGGCATGAGAACGTTTGGAAAACTAGGCGAACTCGGTTTTACAAGTCTCAAACTTAACCCCACTTCAATGTCCATGATTTCTGCTGGGCTACCCGGCTTTGGGCCAGTAGTAACTTCGCTTGCTAGTGAAGCAGTTATTAAAAATCCGGGGTTGCAAGACACGCTTGACTGGATGCTTCCTTATGGAGCATCTGAAGGAACTAATGTACTTGGGCGGATAGCTCAACAAATTGAACCTACGTTTGTACGGCGGTTGCAAGGCGCATATTTTGATACCGCTGAACGTCAAAAGATGTTGGCGCAAGTCGCTGTCGATTTAGCGATCACATACACCGAAAACGGCAACGCCATGATTACTGAAGAAATGATAGACAACTTCAGTAAAGAAGCAGAACGCCGAACAAGTGATTTGCTAAAAGTTCGTGCGTTAGCTGGGCTAGCTATACCAATGTCGTTCTCGCTTCAATCTCCTTACCATGACGTGATTGACGGTTACCGCAAGAAAGTAGAAAACGAAGGATTTGACGAAGCAAACGATTGGCTTCTTAACGAAAAAGGCGAGGAGTTCTTTGCGTTAACTGCACGCCGCACCATGATCCGAGGCGTAGCTTCAGGCACACTGAAAGGCGAAGAAAAGTATCGGGAACACCAAGACTTCGCTGACAACCATCCTCTCCTTAAAGATTTCGTTATCGGAAAAGTCGGAGCCGACGATGTTCAGTTTGAGTTTAACTATGCGGTGTATAAAACTGAGATAGCTGAAGGGCGACGTGAACGAGCAACGCCTGAAGAAATTTTGCGTAAGCCCCAAGAGAACCGGGGTTGGGCTAAGTGGTCTGAAGTTCGTGACCTTGTGTACGAAGAACTTGATCGCCGTGGTCAACAAAACGGTTCAGCTAGTTTGCGTGCTAACAGCAACAATGATTTACGGAACCTGTTAGAAGCCGCCAAAGCTGAAATTCGGGTGGAGCATCCGTTGTGGTGGCAAGCGTACAACGCTGCTCGTGACCCTCTTGAATCAGCCAAAATTGTTCAAGGGTTCCGTGAGGTAGTGGAGTCGGAAGATTTTGCGTACCGTCCAGAGATGCCTCAAATTGAGGAGTATTTGGATGCTCGTCAAATGATTGAAGAAGAACTTGATCGTCGTTGGAAAGCTAGTGGCGATGCTGATAATGCTTCTTTGAAGAACCGAAACAATCAAGACCTTGAAGATTTGTGGGATGCTATTCGTACGGATCTGCGTACCAATCCGCAGTTCAGTGCAATCTTCGACCGTTACTTCGACTCGGATAATATAGAACGCAATACATGGGCGGTTAATTCGCAATGACGATAAATCAACAATTCACTAAATACGGAATAAACCCCAACAGTCAAGCTATTAGTGGCACTAACTTTGTTATAGGTCAACAACCTAATACTTATGTAGATATGCCAGCGGCTGGAGGTGGCCCAGACCGGGATCTTCAAAGAGAAATCCTTGGGCCAGTGTTTACTACGGGTGACCTTCAAGCGTATGTGATTGGTTTAGACGATGCCGAGAAAGAGGCGCTGCAAGAAGCGTTGTGGGTTGAAGGATTTTATGGCGTTGTTGACACGATGGATGAAATAGCAGATTTAGACAATTTTGTTAACGCTTTAGGTAACGCTTCTAAACAAGCCAGTCTGGAATTTGAATGGGGGGAGGCCGAAGGGATGGAAGGCGTGCCTACGTTGGAAGATCGTTTCGCTGGGGAGTTGAGTTTAGCGGACATAGAGGCAGCTAAAGAAAAGTATCTTAAATCTGAACGAGTTGACACATACGGGGTTACTCCTCGTTCAGCGGTAGATCGTAGTGTGGAAGCGAGTTGGGCTTCTGTTCTGGGTAGGAAACCTACTGATGCTGAGAAGCGTGCGGCGTTTGATGCGGTGCGTGCAGCAGAAGTGGAGTTTGCGACAGCGGAACAAAGCGGCATGTTTGAGACGTTTGATCGTTTAGGGGTTATCGAACGTCAGGCTGACATAGCTGATCCGAGGCAGAAGGCAGCGATTTCGATGTCGAAAAGTTCTAATCTGGTACGTGCAGCGTTAGGACTTGGCTGATGGCAGAAGAAACCGCCCAAACAAAACTAAGAGAAGCGTACGACAAAGCGCGAGAATCGTTAGAAAAAAAGAGAACCGAATTAGATAAAGCGTTTGATAAAGAGCAAGAAGCTCGTGTCGATGTTATCCGAGATTTAGATAAAGAAAAAGAACAAGCGGAATCTGAGGTTGCTGATCTTGAATCTAAACGAAAAGCAACTGAGCAGTTAATATCTCGGTACCAAAACGAAGTTCTTAGTTGGAACCAAGTCAACACGGCTTACAAAAAGATTTGGGGCGAAACAGTCCCCGGTTACCCGAAGTTTAAGTCTGGTGACTCAGAAAAAGAAAGAGAAGAAATAAGAGAGTTACGCAAACAAAAATTGCGGCGTAACAGCATTCTTGTTTCTTTGGAAAACCAGTTCGAGGAAACTAATAATGAAGTTGATGAACTGGGTACAAAAGTTGAAGATTTAGAAACAAAGCTCGTTCCTCTGAGGAAAGAATCTGGTGAAGCATCTGGATCTCCTTCACCTGAACGAGAAGAATTAAGGGAGCGCATCCGGTCATGGGATGAAAATGCTAGCGACGAAGATGCCTTGGAATGGATGTGGGAAAACGGTTTTAAGGATGAACTTAAAGCTGTTACGGAAGTTGAAACTACGAAGGAATGGGTAGACGGGCGTCGGGTTGAAGTTGAAAAATCTGTTGAAGGGCGGCTGCCTCTTTTAAGAAAAATTGAGGAGTTGGAACGTCGAGATGAAGATGCTGTACGGGCTGAGGCCAGACAACCTTCTCCCGGTGAACTCGATGTTGAGCCTCTTTCTGCTGGGACAGAGTTATCGGAATCTGAACGTATACGGGAAGGCTTAGATAGTCGGGGTGGCACTCAGGGGCCGCCGGGTGATCCTTTGGGAGAAAAGCTAGAAGAAGCTGATCGAATCGAGGCGGAGGAACTCCAAGAAAGTTTTATTGACAGAGTTACCGATGAAAGCCAAACGGTGCCCGAGTTCGGACCGCCTGTTTCTGGTGGGGGTGGAACGGGGGGTGACCCCGACCCGGAAGGCTTAGACGAGGACACTCGCCAATACATTATTGACAATTTCTCAATGGCTGGTTTCCTTCTCCAACTTCCCGAGGGCCAGTTAACCGCTGAAGTTGAAGTGCCGCCGGGTTCAGGGAACATGGTCACCGTTGACAACGTGATGGCTTACATCGATCAGAACGGTATAACTGACACGAACCAAATTAAAGGGATGTTCCTGCAAACGGAATGGTATAACCAAACTGAGCCGGAACGCAGGAAATGGCAATCCCAATGGTACGGCGAAGGTGGGGAAGTTAACCAAACGTGGGCTGATTCTAACGCTAACCAGCGTGCCCTTCTTGACGATGAGATGGATCAGATTCGTCGTGAGGCTGAACGTTTAGGTTTGGATTTGGATGATGAGGCTCTTTGGAATCTTGCGTTTGAAGCTAAGAGCATGGGTTTTGATACTTACGAAATTCGGGAACAGTTTGTTCGGACTGTTGAGGAGGGCGGCAAGTATTTACAAGAATTGTACGATAGCGATGAGGGCCGTTTTGAGGTAACTCGCAACGATATCCGTGATGACGCAGCCCAATACATGACAACGTGGACTGACGAAGATTTAGACAACGCAGCCCGACGAGTGTATCTAGGTCAAACCACGGTTGAAGAAATAGAAGCTGGCATACGAGCGCAAGCTAAAGCAGATAACCCTGCGTTGGCTTCGTTGATAGATCAGGGGTACACCCCGAAAATGTATTTTGCTTCTTACGCTAAAGAAGCAGAAAACTTGTTAGAACGTAAAGTTGATTTCTTAGGTGGGGATAAAGGTTTGTACGATCAGCTTGTTGGAACGGATTGGAGTTCTGATGGGTTGGCTCGTCCGATGACTCGTGCCGAGTTTGGGCGCACGTTGCGGTCTACGCCGGAGTGGCAGTATACGGATAATGCTAGGGATGCTGCGTATGATGCGGCTTCTCAGATAGCGAGAATGTTTGGAGCTATAGGCTAATGGCAAAGGTTATAGTCAACGAAGATAATACTTGGGTACAAGTTTTCCCCGGTCAAGAAGGCTATGACACCGCTTTAGAAGTCGGCCAAATTACGCAAGTAGATTCGGGAAGTGGCAGTAAAGAAAATCCGTATAAAGGTGGAACTGTTGTACGGGACGATAAAGGCAAAATAACTGTCGATAACACGGCTAGTAGTTTGTTCGGTGCTACTCGTGCAACAAACATTGAAGGGTTGCAAGACGTTCCCGATGAATTAACTGGCTTTGATGTTGGGACTGGGTTCGCAGAACGTAGTGAAGATGTCAAAGGTGTCCAACAAATGTTGGTTGATGCTGGCTACGATTTAGGGAAATTTGGTCCTGAAGGTGATGGGGTAGATGGGGCTTGGGGGGATGTTAGCCAAAAAGCGTTAGAAGATTATTTAGCTGACCGTGGGTCAGTCATTAGCGGTAATGAGGCGTTGGGTCTTTTGACGGGGCCAGCGGCAATCGTTAAGGACGATGGCGACGATGACTCCAATCAAGAAACGATTAATGCGTTTAAGGAATGGACGTTAAGCCAGAAACAAGCTGCGGAAGCAGCCGCTGAAGCGAACCTTCAATCAGCGAGAGAAATTCTTGCTGGGCTTGTAGCTGACTTCGGACTCGACCCTAGGCTTGCCGAAACGTTGAACGCTGAACTGGTACGAGGAGAATCTCCTACAGCGTTAGCGATGCGTATACGCACAACCGACGAATACAAAGCCCGGTTTCCGGGGATGGCGCAACGACGAGAACTAGGTTTACCTGCTATTAGCGAAACTGAGTATCTTAATATTGAACGCCAGTATCGAAGCATTATGCAGGCAGCGAAACTTCCGGCGACGTTCCATGACGCACCAGAAGATTTCGACCAGTGGATAGCTGGCGATGTGTCTCCCCAAGAGTTCCAAGAACGAGTGACGTTAGCGGAAACAGCTAGAGATAGCGCCGACCAAGAGACACGCCGTTTGTTGACTGAGTTCTACAACATTAGTGACGGGGATTTAACGGCTTACTATCTTGACCCGACACGAGCGGAAACGATCTTTGAGGATCGACGGCAGTTGGAGTCCGCTGGTTTAGCTGCGGCTTCTCGTCAAACAGTTGGGGCTGCGTTGGATGTTGAAACGGCTGAGGCGTTGCAGAAAGAGAATGTGCAGCGACGTGAAATTCAGCAGCGTCTTGGGCAGCGGCGTGCTTTGACTGACACTATTTTGGGTGAGGATGAGGCGTTGACTGCTAGCGATATTGCTAGTGCCGAGTTTGGGTTAGAGGGGGATGATGTGACTGCGATGCGTCGTCGTCGTGAGGAACGGGCTACTGGTTTCCGTGGGCGTAGTGGTGCGTTGGCTACTGCTTCGGGTATTACAACGTTGGGTGAAGCTGAGTAAAAAAGAAAGAACCCCCCAGCCGTAGCTGAGGGGTTCACTCCTCGACTAGTTAGCCGTTCACTATTTGTCGATAAATTTTCGCGCCCAACGTGTTCATCCGAGCCGACATCTCTCTGACGTAATCTATTTCTTCTTGTCGGTGTTGGTCTAACGCAGCTTGCATCTTTTTATGGTTCGACCTGCATGACCGTGACCAGTTGCTTGCCTCCAACGGGGTGGCATCTCCAGCCCATGAAAGGTCAGCGCAATATCCTTCCCAGTATTCGAGTTCGGCAATCATGGCCTCTACCGCTTTTTCGGTAGCTTCAAAGATGTCCTTTTTGCCGACGCTCTTTATCCATTTCACGTCGGGCATTTCTCCGTAGTGATGCCTTGCTTCGGCAAGCGCCCACGCTTCTAACAGAGGGCTGCCTCCATTGACTTCACACCCATCTTGCCTAGCAAGCCACTTGCCTGTGAGGTCGTCAAAGATGGCATCCATCCATTTCGCTGCTGCATGAGTAAGTTCAACTTGAACCATTGTTCTCCCTTTCGTAGTGAGTGACAACATCATATCACATGTATTACACGCTGTCAAATCTTGCATTTGTGAAACAAAGTGATGTATCCTAATAAATGTTGATTGGCCCCTCTGGGGAGAGCTACCAACAAAACCTCCATCTTCGGTACCACCGCCAAGATGCGTACAGGTCAGGTGAGTGACAAATGACAGACAACGATTCCGTCGAAAGTGACGAACTCGAAGTTGACAGTCCATCCGAGTCGAAACCGAATTGGCGACGGGAACTCGAAGGTAGAGCAACCGAAGCTGAAGCAAAGCTCGCTCAATATGAACGGCGAGACGCTTTCCGGTCAGCAGGATTAGATCCTGATGACAGTAAGGTCAGCTACTTTGTTAAAGGGTACGAAGGCGAATTGACTCCCGAAGCTATCGCAGCGGAAGCTACGGCAGCAGGGTTTCTTAACGGCGAACCAGCCGCACAGCCTGACACACCCGTACGGTACGATGCTGAACTCATGGCCGAGAAGCGTATAGCTATGGCAGGTGAGGGAGGCGACCCGGTAAGTAATCCTGATTTAGACGCAAGAATTAAAGCAACAAATTCCCCAGAGGAACTGAAGGCTTTAATGGAGTCTGAGGGTTATCTTTGGAACGCAACTACCTGAGTTAGCCACTGACACGGAGTCCCTCTCCCCTTAGGACTTCATCATGGCAATGACAGGAACCGGTTCAGTATCTTCCTCAACCGGTGCATTTGAGCAGATGGCGTACTTCGCCCTTCGCTCCAACCCTTTATACGAAATGATCGCAGACGTTCGGTCAACAGCGCAGACACACAACGGCGCAAGCGTCACATTTGATATTTACAACAACATGACAGCGGCTACAGCGGCACTCGTTGAAGCAACAGACGTAACTCCTGTTGCTCTCGGTGACACGACTGTTACTGTTTCTCTTTCAGAGTACGGTAACGCTGTCGAAACAACTGCAAAGCTCCGTGGAACTTCGTTCTTGAACGTTGACGCTGACGCTGCAAACGTTATCGGTTACAACATGGTTGACTCGCTCGATCAGGTTGTTGCTGCTATCGCAGCCGGTGGAACAAACGACATTCTGCCTGCGGGTCGTGCAGCTACCGTCAACATTATTGCCGCTGACACGATTACAGCAGATCAGACTCGTACCGCTGCCGCAAAGCTGCGTGACAAGTCCGCTCCGGGCTTCGAGAACGGCAACTACGTTGGAATGATTCATCCTAACGTAGCGTTTGACCTTCGTAGCCAAACTGCGGTTACTGACGTAATTGCTTACCAGATCCGTCAAGACAGCCAAGCTGTCCGCAACGGTTCAATCGGCACATGGGGTGGCGTAGAGTTCATTGAGAACCCTCGCGCTAACATCCAAGCTGGTGCTGGTGCTGCTGGTATCGACGTATACGACACTGTGATTGCGGGCCGTCAGGCTCTCGCAAAAGCGTTCTCTCGTGCCCCCGGCTTCGGTGAACAACCACAAATTGTGTACGGACCAACAACTGACTACCTTCGCAGGTTCGTGTCAGTGGGCTGGTACCACCTCGTTGGATATGGCCGCTTCCGTGAAGATTGCCTCCAGCGTGTAGAAAGCTCATCAAGCCTCTAAAGGTTTGACACATAGGTTTGAGAGGGTCAAGGTTCCCCCTTTCCCTTGGCCCTCTCATTACCTCCTATTTCTTTGCTACTCTAGGTGCAGACAGACAAGGTTGGATTTAATGCCAAAAGTTGGTAATAGACATTTCAGTTACTCTGACGCAGGTCGGAAAGCTGCTCGTGCCTATGCAAAGAAAACAGGGAAAAAAGTTACTAACACTCGAAGGAAGGGTAAACGATAATGGCCGGATCAAGCAGCGACGGAAACGTAACTATCCGACCTAAACCCATAACGGGGACCGGAGGAGTTAACCGTGGCTAGTGGTCTTTACTGTTTGCCGTTCAAGAACAACTTGACGCAAACAACTAACTTTGCAATAGATTTTGATGATACAACCGCAGGGCACTTTAAGTGCATGTTGGTTGACTCGTCGTACACCCCTAACTTTGACACTGATTCAGTTAAGACTGATGTCAGCGGCGAAATTGTGGGTGCAGGTTACACCGCTGGCGGTGAAGCCTTAACCAGTGTGACGTTTACTATTAGTAGTGGCACCATTACTTGGGACGCCGCTGATGTCACTTGGTCAGCGAGCACTATTACTAACGCTGCTGCTGCTGTGATTTATAACACCAGTGAAACTAATGACCCCCTGATCGCTTACGTTGATTTCGGTGGGAACTTTTCAACTACGTCGGGTACGTTCCAGATTGTTTGGAATGCGTCCGGCATCTTTACTTTGGATCTAACCCCGTAGGAGGGATGAAATGTCAACGAACTTTCCAACGTCGTTAGACGTACTTACCACGGGCGGAAATCTCCCGAACACTATTACTAGCTCGACTGAGCTTGACGCTACGAACTTTTTGCATGACGAAATGCATGTCAATGTGAACGAGTCATCTGTAGCTGTGCAAACAAAAATGGGGATCGGTTCGTCAACACCTACTGCTGCTGGGCAGGTGCTTACTTGTGACACGAGTGGCACTAGCACATGGCAGGCGTTAGACGTTCTTAATTCACCTATCCCTTTAATCTTGGCCTTATCGTAGGAGCAATCAATGGCTAATACCTTCAAGGTGCATAACTGGTCGGCAGCAGCCGCAGCAGCGAGCAACCTTTACACCGTCCCCGCTGCAACCACGGCAATCGTGTTGCAGATGCAAGCAGCGAACGTCGGGTCGGGCACTCATCCTGTGAGTGCAACTGTGACAGACACTTCTGCTGGTACTACCGAGTTCATAGCGAAAGCTGTGTCGGTTCCTCTTAACGCTGCTATTGGCCTTGTCGCCGGTAAGCAGGTGTTGGAAACAGGGGACGTGCTTGACGTTTATTCAGATGCAGTTTCACAGATTGACGTAACGCTTTCCGTATTAGAAATTAGCTGATCCTGTGACCGGGATTTCGGCAGGTAAGACGTGGAGTAGGATCGGAGCCGAAGTTGCTCCGACTTCTGGTGCTGCGTCTGGTGTCTGGCAGATGCAGGAGGTTGCGGAGAATGTGGGGGCTGGCACTTGGCCGACTCATATTAAAGGGACGATGGAGCTAATCGGTGAATTCACTGCCAGTAGCTATCCCGGTACCTCTGGCGAGATATCTTTTACGAGTATCCCCCAAACGTATCGAAGCCTTCGGGTTGTTATGTCTAACGGGAAACGTGCTTCCAGTAGTGGCGGTACGGGGCTGACGTTTAACGCTGATTCAACCACCAGCAATTATTCGTATAGCGAATTTTATAACACTGGGAGCAATTCGACATTCGAGACGGGTTCATCAATTCAGGGGTACATGCCAGCGAACTCGGTGCCAACATCTGCGGGGTCAACCTTTTGGATGGCTGACATTATGAACTATTCCGATGCCAGTGTCGGCACCTCCGCTCAGATCCAATATGGCGGCGCTCAGGATAACAGTTCCGGGGCTACTGGCATAATCTCTTTCGGCTATAACCAGACCTCCGCTGTCACCAGCCTGCAACTTAAATCTGATGCCGGTGGCGGCTACTACTTTATAGCGCCGACCGTTGTCGCCTTATTCGGAATCGGGATTGTCTGATGGCTGACTTTGAGATCATTGAAGAAGGAACGCTCACCACCACCTCTTATACCCTTGACTTCACGTCGATCCCCCAGACGTACACGCATCTTGAAATCATGTTTTCGGCTCGATCCGCTAAATCTGGAGCCACGACGGACGGTGGGGAAGTCAGGGTCAATGGAGATTCAGGTACGAATTATGGTGTGCAAGGCGGCTACATCAATAACGTGATGAGCCTCAACATGGGAACACGCTCTCAAATTGATAGTTCTACGCGAATTATGAATGCAGGTCAGCAGACCGGTGTGTACGCCATCAACAAAATTATGATCCCCAACTACAGCGACACCACCGTCGCAACAAAAGGTCTGTTGTTTGAGACAACGGCAGGCGGACCGAATTCAAGTTGGGCTTACTGGAACTCGTTCTCGATTGGTTTTTGGAGCAGTACCGCTGCTATCAATCAGGTGACGCTTTACAGCGAATCGGTGTCGTATCCGTTTGTCGCTGGGAGTTCTTATTGGCTCGGAGGATGGGCGTAGTCATGAGCACAATTACTAAAATAGCGACTGCGACACCCGACGGCGTTGCCAGCTTTACGTTCTCGGCAATATCGGGAAGCTACGACGACCTAATGGTTATCGGCAGCGTCAAAGGGTCACACACGGGCGGCTCGGCGTTCAGTAATTGCACTATGACTATGAGATTCAACGGCGACAGCGGCGGAAACTATTTCTGGAAATTCAACAAGGCAGTAGATTCTTCGACCCGTGGCGCTGACGCAAGCGCCTCTGCCACCGTGACCGGGATGCAACTGAATCTTGTTCCGACCAGCTATAGCGCCAACACCGGCTGGGGGCAGTTCAAGATCTATATTCCCGGCTACTCAGATGCAAGCGGCAACGCAGCGAAGCGTTGCTACCACTTGGGCGGCTACGGCCAAGGCACACACGGGTCAGCTATGACGCAGGGTAACCACGGCTGGTCAACCACAGACGCCATTACCTCCGTCTTTTTCCAACTCGACTGGTACAACTTCGTCGCTGGTAGCTCATTCACCCTTTACGGCATCACGAACGCTTAGGAGCAAATCATGCCAATGAAAACGATTGTCGATTGTTCGACAGGAATCCAAACCAATGTCGAGATGACAGCGGAAGAAGTGGCGCAAGCTGAAGCTGATGCCGAACGAGTACAAGCTCAACAGGCCGAAGAAGAAGCTGCCGCAGAAAAACGGGCAGCAGACAAAGCATCAGGTGATGCCAAGTTGAAAGAGCTTGGTTTAACGGACGACGAGATCGCTGCACGCTAATGACTTATGGTGAGAATGGCTCTGTGATAGGGCCACAGAACCTTCCCACTTCTAGTGCTGCGCCGGGTGTGTGGTCGTTGGGGGAGATCGCTGAAGCTGAACGTGACGGCATCTGGCCTGCTCCTGCTAGCGGTTACGTCATGGTTGTGGGTTTGCCTGACACAGCAGGTACCGATTTCTACCCGTACAACATACAGCTTCTCAATAATGGCACTACCGCTCGGCTAGGGGGCCGTTGGAACCCCGGAGGGGGAAACCCAAACGGACGTATTTGTTACATGAATCTTGATTTGAGTGGGGGTGCTGCTGCTGCTCCGACAACGGCAACGGTTCAAACTGCTTGGTCATTTTCTATTTCAAGTGCCACTCAAGAGGGTATTTATGCGGAGCAGCCGGGTGGCTTGTGGGTAGATAGTTCTGATAACTCGTACGAAACTGGAAACGTGTATCCAGCTACGTCTGCCAGTTCTTACGACTATTACAATCTTGGGGTTAATAAATACGATTCGTCTGGTACGCAGCAATGGCAAACTGTTTACCGCCAAAACACTGGGGCGCTTTCTCCCGGTATGCAGCGTGCTGTTGTTTGGCATGATGAAACTAACAACGATTGTGTGTTTCTATGCTATTTCCAAGACAGTCTTGCTGGTTGGAATAAGCGCCGCCACCAAATGGTTTTGTTAGATGATTCTACTGGCAACATGCGTTCCACTTCGTGGAATCGTATGGTTTACATGAACAACGAAAACTCCAGTGTCAATAACCAGATGGGGAGTGGTATCAAAAGGTCAAATGTGAATGGCACAAAGATTGCTACGTTGCATGACTATTATGACAACTCAGACAAGAGCCTTGTTTCTCCTATTTTGTGGGATATGGGGCAGCCTTACAGCGTTTCGTCTGGGTGGACGACAACTTCAGTTGGGTTGCGCAACATAAGCACAGGTGGCACAGACATAACTGGGACAGGTATTTGTTTAGATTCAAGTAACAATGTGTACGTTACTGGGTTCTTTCAGGCCACCGGTATTACCGGCCCTTACACTCCTTACAACGTTTTTGTCGCTAAATACAATTCGACTGGCACCTTGCAATGGATTTATTGTTTGCGTCAGCAAGCTGGCGGTGAATCAACATCACTTATGGGGGGCGGTATTGAGATTGATGGTACTGATCTTTATATCAGCGGCTACAGCAATAAGGTCGGCGGCAGCGTTTCTGCTCCTTTCTTAGCAAGACTTGATGTTTCGGCTGCCACCCCATCTCTTACATGGATTAATCAAGCCGCTAATGCAACTTATAACTGTTACGCACAGGCAGTTAAGAGAGTCGGTTCGGACCAAGTTGTGTCTTGGGGTTACGGGCAGACAGATCCGGGTTCTGTAGTTGGGGTGATGGCGTCAATGAACATTGACGGTTCAACAACTGGAAGCGGCACTGTTGATGGGGTTGCTTGGACATCTATAGATCTGAGTCCTTACATTGTGTTTGCTGATGCTAATACCAGCGGTACTACTGCCAATGTTTGGGTAGTCAACAACGGATCTGTTTCAATAACTGAAGGTGCTATTAACAACACCATAGGCGGTTATTACAACACGAAAGTTACGGGAGCGCCGAGTCCTACTAACACGGTTGAAAGTGGAGGGATCGGATGAGGTGGGATGATCCAGAGTTTTGGACTCGGGGAGATGAAGGTGCTCCTCCCCATATTAAAGCTATGTGGGATAGAGAGGACTGGTCAACGTATCCAAATGAAATGCCAGATCACTGGGATGAAGCCGAACAAAAATGGAAGAACGCTGACGGCAAAGATTATGAAGGTCCCGACCAAACCCATTTTTGGGATCGTTTAACTGGGACGTGGGAACTTCCTGAAGCTGCTGGTCCTATTTCTCCTGACGTGAATATCCAAGAATGAATGTTGTTGATGCACCAAACAAAGTAACCAGCGGACGGCCCTTGTCGCCCGTCGGTATTGTTGTGCATCACACCGCTTCAAACGCTAACGCAGACCCCGACGCTGTTATCGCCATGTGTGTACGTGGCGTCAACAAAGTACCGGGACCGCTTTACAACTATCTCATTAAACGTGACGGCACCATCGTTACGTTGACAGCCGAGAACGTGAAAGCAAACCACGCTGGACGGGGAATGCAAACCGTCCTCACTCGTATGCAAAAAAACCTTCCTGTTACGGGAAACGCATCCGGTCCCGGCAAGATCAGTGCTAACGCTCGACTTGTTGGCGTGTCTATTATTAACGACGGTTTAGGGCAAGACGTTCCCGAGGCTCAGATGGACGCATTGGTAGACCTGTGCGCCTTTCTGTGCGACGGGCACAAATGGAACCCTGATGTGGCAGTAGTAGGACATAAGGAATGGACTTCACGTAAAGTTGATCCTTCGTTCTCGATGCCAGATCTACGGGCACTTATTCATCGTCGCATGGTTACTGACGCACCAACAATGGTGTTACCTAAAGAACCTGAAGATGGACTGGTTTCTTATCCCGGTTTGTTGAAGAAGGGTTCAAGGTCTAACGCTGTTCGTTTCGTGCAAGCCTGCGTGGGTGCCCAACAAGATGGTATTTTTGGGCGTGCTACCCAAGCAAAGGTAATTAGGTGGCAACGGGCCTTCGGCCTGAAACCAGACGGCATAGTTGGCCCTTCTACATGGGAAGCTATGAAGATCAAAAGGACAGACATTGTTCACCCAGCGTTTTATTAAAGATTCATTAGAGCGTGGAGTATCCACGTTCGCTCAGGCGTGGGCTGCTGCTATGGCAGTTCCCGGCCCAGATTGGGGTGACTCCTTCAAGATTGCAGGGGTCGCTGCTCTTATTTCTATTGCTAAAGCTGTTGCGGCTAGCCGTGTAGGTGACCCGGAAACTGCTGCTATGGGTAAAAGCTAACCCCTTATAGGGATGGGTCTTTGCGATGACGTACCGCCAGTCAGGGATACAATATAGACAGTCGGGTTTCGCTTATAACACGAGCGATTCTACGGTCAATGTCGGTGTTATTGGCGTTGTCGCAACGATCCCTACCTCGATTGATTTCCCTTACCGCAAGTCGGGGATGTCGTACAGGGATCCTCTT